ATTCGACATCATGGGTGCCCAACAGTGGGAGATGGACACACCCAGCAGGATACAGAACAACATCTACAAGAACAGTACCAACTATCCAGACAGGGCCAGCATGAAGGCATATCTAAAATATGAATGGATGTATCAACTTAGACAGACGTTCAGGAAGTTTCCTGGAACAAACTTCTATTTCATCAATCGCAAGGAATATTTGGAAGGTAATCCTTTCCTGCGTTGGTACTTCGATCAGTCCAATATAAAATGTGGCATCTACGCTGACCTACAGAGATGGATAGACGGCCACAGGAACGACATCCGGTGGAGACAGTTATAGGGTCTTGGTACTGCTGGCGTCCAGTTGATACACCCGACGCATTTTGACGCCCACGCTTTGGGCAAACTTCTTGGAATCACAATTACTGCACACGTGCTTGTAGTCGTTTGAGGCACGAGCGGGATCCACCTTGGATTTGGGCCTCTGGAATGTCTCGGAACAGGCGTCACACCTGAACACGTAGATCATGTTCCGCCTTCGATAGTTGTGCATGACCCCGTACTTGCTCTCCCTCTTGTACAACTTGATGGTTTTAAGGGTTTCTACGAACATATTCGTATTTAATAAATACGAGTATCAGATTATGGCGAGAATTAATATAGACATAGGTGTACTAGGAAACCCAGCCACAGGCGATACTCTACGTACCGCTATGCAGAAAATCAACACGAATTTCACGGAAGTATACTCTTTGGTGAGGGATGGATCATCTGGTCTAATAGCCACTGATGTAACGAACGGTGACCTAAAACTACAGGCCAACGGAACAGGTTCTATAGAGATTGACACTTTATCAATACAAAACAGCACAATCTCAAGCATCACTACAAATTCGGACATCACGATCACTCCTAACGGAACAGGTAATGTTGTGTTAGGTAACTTTACTTTCAACGCAGATCAAACTGTGGGAGCCAGCGAAGACAATTACGTATTTGTATATGATCACAGCACAGGTACTATAGGATTGGAAGCCTCGGCCGCAGGAGATGTCACAGCGAGTTCCACGACAACATTCACCAACAAGACATTCGACGCCAACGGCACAGGTAACTCATTATCAAATGTTGACATCGCTGACTTCACATCAGGGGTGTTCCTTGACGAGGACAACATGGCATCAAACAGTGCCACTGCGATTGCCTCACAACAGTCGATCAAGGCATACGTGGATGCCGAGGATGCCAACATAGCATCAGACTCAATGACATTCACCAACAAGGCAGGAAACATATCTCAATGGACCAATGACTCCAACTACGCCACACAGGCATACGTGGACGCCAGGGACATAGGTGACCTATCCGTTGTAGGATCAACAATATCAGCACCGTCGAACGCGGATCTTACTTTGACAACATCAGGCACGGGCAGTGTGAGTGTGGACGGAATACAGATCAAAGGAACGGAATTGAGTTCAACGGATTCAACACAGGTAACGATCAAAGAGAATCTACACGTCACAGGAAACATCACAGGAACATTTACAGGTTCAGTTGCTTTCTCTAACGTGACATCAACGCCGACAACACTTGCAGGCTACGGCATAACGGATGCCGCGAGTGCAACAGCGACAGCATTGACAGTGGTGGGTGATGACTCATCGGGTACAGCGGTCACACTGGGAGAGACGTTCAAAGTGGCAGGTGCCACGGGAGTGACAACAGCAGTGTCAGGCGACACCTTAACCGTCACAGGACCAGATTTATCAAGTTACATCACAGCCAGTTCATCAGACACACTGACCAACAAGACAATAGATGCCAATGGCACTGGAAATAGTATAAGCAATCTAGAAGTTGCGGACTTTGCCGCGGCCAGCATAGTGACAGCAGGCGAGGGCATAGGATCAAACAACAACGACACGACCATTCCAACATCAGCGGCTGTGAAAGCATACGCAGATTCAGTTGGCGGTGGTTCAACTGGTGACTTGACAATATCAGGAAGCACTATTAGTTCACCTTCAAATGCTCCATTAACATTGGATCCAAGCGGAACAGGAAAAGTCACCGCGGTCGGTGGACTTGTGGTCACAGGTGGTGACACAGAAACAGCGGACATATCAAGTTCAGGACAGATAGACGCGGTGGGTTTCACAGCAACAGGTTCAAGCACATTTGACGGTGTTCAGATCACAGACAACACAATTTCATCAGCCACATCAAACGCTGACCTACAGATAAACGCATCAGGTACAGGAACGATCGTACTAGAGAATTTGAAAATAGGCACAAGTGGTTCAACTGTGACGACTATACTCGACGAAGACAACATGTCTTCAAACAGCGACACAGCACTGGCCACGCAACAATCGATCAAGGCCTACGTTGACTCAGAGATAAGTGGAGTCAGTGGAGGGTCAACCGGAGACATCACGTTCACGGGTAGCACGATACAATCACCTTCAAACGCGGACATCACACTTGACCCATCAGGCACAGGAGGAGTTGTCGCACAAGGTCCAGTGACATTCAACGCCGGATACATTGAGAAGATCAATTCATTAACTTCGAGCTCGACCATAACTGTCAACTGTGCATTGGCCAGCATACACACCGTAACACTAGGAACGTCAACAGAATTCAACATCACCAACCTACCAACAGGTGGTTCCGTGACCTTGATCATCACACAGGATGGCACAGGAACAAGGACGGCCACATTCGGCACAGACGGTTCAAGTGCTGTGAAGTTCCCATCCAACAGTAGCACACTATCCACAGGCGGTGGAGACATCGATGTCGTGACGATCATCAACGACGGAACCAACTTCCTGGGCAACATTGCCAAGGACTACAGGTCATCATAGGGGGACTGGATGCCTCTGGGTATACACAGACACATCATCACAGTGGGCGGCAACTGGGATCCTACGGCGAGCATCACCACACGTTATCACATCGACGCCTCAGACACCAGCACTTACACGTTGAGTGCTAACGTCCTATCGTCTGTGACTGACAAATCAGGCAACTTCTCAATCACGATCGGCGGTAACCCCCAAAGGCTCACTGCCGCTCTAAATGGTCTCAATGTGTGGGACTTCAATGGAAACTATGATCTCACCACCACAGGTGAGGGGGCCGTCACGGACGGATCCGGCAACCACTGGGCCATAGGCGTGTTCCTGGCGGATACAATTAGTGACACCCAGGACAGTTTCTACAGTTTCACGAACAACACCGTGGCGGGCACCAGCAAGAGGGGATACGCCGTCAGCGCCGGTAACGCCAGTGCGTTCAACGGTGAGTTGGACCTGGACGCTTTGAGTTCCAACAGGATATCATCAACCATAGGTAACCTAGAGGCGTTTGACTCGGCAGTGAGCCTTGACGCATTCCACATAGTGGGCACCATATTCAACAAGACCGGCAACCAGATATCCGTCAGGGTGGACGGTTCAAACGCATTCACCCCGGTCAACGACTACGACAATGCCATCAACACCAACCAGGACATAAGGGTAATGAGGAACAGGGCCAACGAGAGGCTGGATGGCCAGTTGGCGGAGTTCTTCGTGGTGGGCGCACTGCCGGGCACGGGCGGTACGGACATAACCGACTTCCAGAAGGCAGAAGGATACCTGGCGCACAAGTGGGGTTTGACCGGTAATCTGCCCAGTGATCATCCATTCAAGAACGTCTCTCCTTAACCATAAATACCAGTAAATTATGGCACAAGAGGTAATAAACATAGGAACGATCGCGGACGACGGCACGGGCGATACCATACGAGGTGCGGGCATCAAGATCAACAACAACTTCACGGAGTTGTACGCTGATCCGTTGGCGACCACCACACTGGGTTTCCTACAGAACGAGATCAGCAGTACGGCATCCAACGCAGACATAGTGTTGAAACCCTCAGGGACAGGTAGCGTACTGTTTCCAGCGATACGTATCAACGACAACAACATCGAGGGCACCAGATCCAACGAGGATCTAATATTGAGGGCAAACGGATCGGGATCTTTGGTTGTTGACGGGATCGGAATATCAGGAACTACGATCACTGCAATTGACTCATCCATAGTGAACATCAACGAGAACCTAAACGTTGATGGCACCTTGACTGCAGGAGCGACAACATTAAGTGGAGCGGTTCAAATCGGATCCACATTAGATGTGGTTGGTCTGACCACACTGTCTACCATGACAGTTTCGGGTGCTTCTTCATTCGTGGGAACAACCACGGTGGACAACCTCACGTTCAACGACAACATCATAGGCACCAGTTCCAATGCTGACCTTAACCTAACACCTGGTGGCACGGGAGTGGTCAACGTCAGTAATCTCACCATAGACTCCAGCATCAACCTCACGGACAACGTGATCAAGGTCACCAGATCCAATGACGATCTGACTCTGTCAGGCAATGGCACGGGCTCCACACAGATTTCAAACATCGATCTAGATTCAGGCACCATCGACGACACGGTGATAGGCGCCGCCACACCGGCCGCTGGAACCTTCACCACGGTGTCCTTAACAAATACGGAGATCAACGCTGGCCAGCTCAACATCAAGGACAACCAGATCACGGTCAACACCCTGAACGCTGATCTCGAGATCAGTGCCAGTGGATCAGGCAACGTCCTGATAAACGGTTTCAGTTGGCCAAACTCATATGCGGCGGGACAATTCATAAAGACGGATGCATCCAAGAACCTCTCCTTGGTCACCTTCCCAATTCTGTATGTGGAATCAGACATAGCGGACGGCACGGTCACCATAACAGGTGACTCCTCGACACAGACCATAGATTCATTCAGTGCGTCAACACACAGGAGTGTGAAATACCTGATACAGATGTCAGACAGCACGGCGGACAGGTACGCATTGGTGGAGGCCAACGTCACACACGACGGAACCAACGCCTATGTCAGTTCTTTTGCACGTGTAGGCAACGGTCAGGGAGATGGATCAACTGCGTATCAGTCAATAGTTTTGAGTGCGGACATATCGGGCGGCAACGTTAGGTTGCTAGGAACAGTAAATAACACTAACAACCAAGTAATAAAATTCGTGAAAAGGGTGATAAAAGTATAACATGGCACAACAGACTTTAAATGTAGGTGAAAACGCAAACGACGGCACAGGTGATACTCTGAGATCCGCCATGCAGAAAGTGAACGACATGTTCACGGAACTGTACCTATCTCCACTCACAGGCGGTGATCTAAGTTTCAGTGGCAATGAGATATCCGCCACTAGATCAAACGAGGACCTGGTATTCAAGCCTTCAGGCACAGGTGCCGTGTCCTTCCCAGCAATCAGGATCAACGATAACACTATCGAAGGCACAAGATCAAATGAAAACATAAATTTACTACCAAGCGGCACCGGTTCTGTGGTGTTTGGTGCAGTGAAATTCAGAGGCACGACATTGAGTTCCGATGACTCTACTGCCATCAACATCAACGATGGATTGATCGTAGATGGCACAATAAATGTTTCTGGTGCGGCAACACTTTCAGGTGCAACAAACCTAAGTTCAACTCTGGCAGTTCCTTCAGCATTGACAACACTATCTACGTTGAACGTGACAGGAGCAACGAGTTTGGTCGGGACAACCACAATAGACAACATCACATTCAACGACAACACAATAGCAACCAGTTCAAACGCTGACCTGAACCTCACACCGGGAGGTACCGGCACAGTGAACGTCAGCAACCTGACCATAGATTCTAATGTCAATATCACGGACAACAATATAACGACCACGCAATCCAACTCAGACCTGGTGCTATCAGCGAGCGGATCAGGATCCGTGGTGATGGCCAAGGTGGACATCAACAGCGGTGCCATCGACAACACCGTGATAGGTGCGACCACGCCGGTGGCGGCAACATTCACCACATTGACAACCACTAGCGGTATGACCATCGACGGTGTGACCATCACAGACAACACGATCTCGTCAAATGCCTCCAACGCTGACCTGGAACTTTCAGGCAATGGCACGGGAACGGTGTCCATCAGCGGTCTCAGTTTCCCAACGTCAGACGGTTCAGCGGACCAAGTGCTGAAGACGGACGGTGCAGGCAACATAGGATTTGTGACCATCTCAAGTGCATCCACATTGAACCACTCGGAGATCGGTGACAACACCGCAACTGTGGCAACATCTGCCACTACCGTCATAGACAGTTGGTCTAGTGCTTCGTACAGGAGTGCCAAGTACTACATCTCCATATCAGACGCCACCAACAGCAGGTTCGAGATGGTGGAAGCCACGCTGGTACACGGCCCAAGTGCTGACAGCACCACGGAGGCCTACGTTACCGTGTTTGGAAACACCGGTTCTTACACGGATCCATTATGCACGTTCACAGCAGACATAGACGACGGTAATGTGAGATTGCTGGCCACCAACATCACCAACGACAGCACAGTGTTCAAATTCCAGAGAGTCATAATAGACCTATAATAATTACATTAGGTTTATAGAATTTCAAATAAATACCCATAACAAAAAGGATTAACATAAAGTATGGCTAGACAAAACATCAACATAGGATCAAGTGCTAACGACGGCACGGGTGATCCACTAAGAACAGCATTTGACAAGATCAACGACAACTTCGTGGAACTTTACGGTACAGACAACGACATCAACACACTGGACGCGAACCTAGACGTAAACAACTTTGCAATAACAACAGGTGTGACCAACGGTGACATCACTGTCACTCCAAATGGCACAGGTAGCATCAAACTGGGTGCGATGAAATTTGTTGGCACAACAATGAGTTCTGACGATTCGACACAGATCACAATAGCAGAGAACATACAGACAACAGGCACGTTGAATGTGGCGGGTGCGGCAACGATCACAGGTGCCACAACTTTGAGCACCTCATTGGCACTGGCGTCGGGTGCAACTGTAACAGGTATACTAGACGAAGATGCCATGGGATCAGATTCGGCAACTGCTTTGGCGACGCAACAATCTATCAAAGCATATGTTGATGCACAGGTAACAGCCGCAGATCTAGATTTCACAGCAGACGATTCGACTACCAATTCGATTGATCTCGATTCAGAGGTGATGCAGTTCTCTGGAGGCACTGGTATAACCACAAGTGCGACGGGAAACACAGTCACAACGGCGATTGACGGAACGGTTGCCACACTCACAGGATCTCAAACTTTAACAAATAAAGTTCTAACAGCACCTACAATCAACGCGGCCACGATGACAGGAACTGTGACCGTTGATAGTATTTCAATGGCCGACAACACAATCACTACCAACGCCTCGAATGCGAACCTAGAACTGGACGCATCGGGAACAGGACAGGTCAGAATCATACCAAACACAACGGTGGTAGGAACATTGAACACGGCGGACGTTGCCACAACAGGTAACACAACTGTGTCGGGATCATTGACCACAGGAACTTTTGCAGTTGGTGACTTGAATATTATCGCAGACGGTACTATCACTTCTGACACAAACGGAGACATAACGATCGATCCGGCTGGAACAGGAGCCATTGTGCTAACAGGACCAATCACTCACGCAGGAACACAGACCACAACAGGACAACTTAATGTTGACAACTTGAGATTGGACGGCAACACACTGTCATCGACATCAGGCGGTATCACACTATCACCTGCCGCAGGACAGAACGTTGCGGTTGGCGGAACGAACGTGAAATTAACCGCCACAGAAGCCAACTTTACGTTGATGGAGGCCACTACAGTAAGGGCAGACGCCTTACAGAATGATACGTCAGATGGTGACATCTCTATCAGCACACAGGGTACTGGAGTTGTGGATCTTAACACGGCCACACAATCAACTGTGGGATCGGCGGGAGGTGCATCGGCACTGCCGGGCACACCGACTGGCTACATCAAGATCAAGATCGCCGGCACAATGAGGGTGATTCCCTTCTACGACGAATCTTAATAGCCAATAACACATCCTTAAGAAGGGACAATGAGGAAACACAGGAACGACCATAACAGGCGCAAGTCAGCACATTCTGAGATCAAACGCTTGGAGGAGGCCATACGACGTGAACAGGACAAGATCACACGTGAGGGACTGCAACAGCACCTGGAACACTGGATTCGTACACAGAATAATAGCCGGTAATCGCCAATAAATACCCGTGTAAGGAGTACAGTAATGGCAACACCGGTGTGGACAACCACGGCAGGTAAAATTGCAACCATAGACGAGCAAGTCGCGTATAGTCTCCAATTGGAGGCGAATACCAGCGATTCAACGGCCATCACTTACTCCGTGATAGCAGGAAGCCTACCCACAGGAATGCAGGTAACATCCACAGGCTTACTGACAGGTACTCCGGCTGAGGTTGCCAAGAGAAC